GTGAAAGCCGCCGTCATTGCCGACATCAACGAGCGCATCACCGCACAGATCATCGGTGGCATGACCTTCGAGGAGAAACCCGTGTGGCTCTCGATTGAGAACCAAATCAATTTCTCGCAAGCCACTGCTCCCTGTCGCCTGAAGCTCGGAGAAGAAGAGGACGGCACACCTGTCTATCACGACTTTGACACAAAGGTTGCATTGAAGGCTTTCAACGACGCTTGCCTGGCATGGAAGAACGACTGCCTGGAGGCAGGCCGTGCCGAGAAGGAAGGCATCGACTGGACTCCGTATGCAACGGCTCTACAGCCCGTCACTAACGAGTAACGAAAGGAGGCGACAATGGCTATTGTGAAAGGGCAAAACCTTCGGATATTCATCGGCAACGGCAATAGCAAACCTATTGCTGCTGCCTTGTCGTGTGAACTGTCCGTGCAGATGAATGTCAAGCAGTATTCCACGAAAGATGACGAGAACGACTTCGCCACAAATGAGGTAGTAAGTCTCGCTTGGAGTCTGAAAGCGCAGAACGCCGTAGTGAACGATGCGGAAGTGGATGCTCTTGAAGTTGCCGACATCATGGACTTGATGGGCACAGAGGTACACGTTCAGCTGGCAACTACCAGTGGAACGAAGAACCGGGAACAAGACACGCTGATTCTGGCCGGTGATGCCATTTTGAGTGACGTCAATATCACCGCACAGAACCGACAGCGTGGAACCTGCGACATCACCCTGACGGGAAAGAAAAACATGCTCTTCGACATCCGTCTGATTGTGACTGCTGACGAGCACTATATCCGCACCAGTGACGGCAACCTCGTCGCCGCTGCGCATGAGGAAGTGTAACCCAACAATAAGGAACTATGAAGAAAGAAACGAGACCAATGAGATTTAGCGATGGCGAGTTTGTGGTGGCGATCATTCACTACAACACGCCGGAGCTGACGCGAGCATGTATCGGCTCGCTGATTTTCAACGGCGGAGTCGAGGACCGGCTGCGCATTGTGGTGTTTGACAATTCGGACAGCAAGCCGTTTGATGCAGGAGTGCTTGGCGGTGTGACGGTCATCGACAACACGCAGGGACAGTTGATTGACTTCGACGCGGAACTGGCAAAGTTCCCAGAGCGTGACCGAAGCATCGGTTGTGCCAAGGGCTGCGAGTTTGGCAGCGTGAAGCACATGATGACAGTGCAGAAACTTTGGGAACTGATACCGATGGGCTTCGTGCTGATGGAGAGCGACATCCTAATTACGAAACCGATTGCAGGATTCTGGCGACCTGAATATTCATTTGTCGGCTATTACCAGAAACAGCAGCCCCACAACCCGTTCAATATCGGGCGAGTGCTGCCGATGCTCTGCTATATGAACGTGCCGCTACTGACCAAGCACGGCGCACGGTACTACGACCCCACACGCACTTACGGACTGCTGCCTGGTGGCCGACAGAACCGTAACAACTGGTATGACACAGGTGCCGTGATGCTGGAGGACATTCTGGCGAAGCGTCCGCACCTGAAGGGCTTGCATGAGGACATACGGCCATACGTGGTGCATTACGGCTCTGCATCGTGGCAGAAGAACGACGAGAAGGCACACCAGCAATGGATTGAGGCCAACCGCTACATCTTCCCAAGTGAAGAGCGCATCAAGGAAACCACTGAACGATTCCACAAGCATATCGAAGAGACGCAGGAGCCGGAAGGTGTGGCTATCTGTGCTATCGTTCGTTGTGAGAACAAGTACCTGCGTGAGTGGATAGAGTGGCACAAGGGCTTGGGCGTGGAGAAATTCTTCATCTACGACAACGGCCACGGCGACGACGAGAATCCGCGTGACGTTATTGGTGACGATCCGCAGGTGGTGATTATGGACTGGCGCGACCGCGACGGCAACACTCAGTGCGAGGCTTACGACGAGTGCTACCGCGAACACGGCAGCGAGTTTGCCTGGATGGGATTCATTGACATCGACGAGTTTGTGCAGAGCGAAATGCCGCTGCTTGACGTACTGAACAGGTTGCAGGCTGACGTGGTGGCTTTCTCATGGCGCATGATGACCGACAACGGACTGGTGCACTATGACGACCGCCCAGTGCAAGAGCGATTCACACAGCCAGCCGAAGACCTGAAGCCAGAGTCGCAGTTCGTGAAGTCGTTTGTGCGCGGTAGCATCGAAGGCCTGTCGTTTGAAAGAGACCCACACATGCCCCACTATCCAGCCTTGGAGGTGGTGAATCCTGACGGCGGCAAGGCTCCGCAGTGCAGCGTGGGCACGGGTAGCCGCGAGGTGGCTTGGATAGACCACCACTTCACGAAGACCGCCGAGGAATTTATGCAGAAGGTCAGCCGCAGTTGGCCCGCCATTCACGATGAGCGCATTATCGAGAAAGAGAAGAATGCTGTCAATCATTTCTTCAGGTTCAATGAGCGCACGCCGGAAAAGGAAATCATTCTTGGTGTTCGTGAGGCAGAGAATGAAACCCCTGCGGTGGTTGTTGTATCGGAAGAGAAACCAACGAAAACGGCTGGTAAACCCAAAACCAAGAAATCTACGAATAGAAAAGGCAAATAATTATGGATAATATTTTTGCAAATTTATTCCGATACAGACAGAAGCGCGAGGCACCCGTCGGCGTGCCGGCAACCACTGACCCTAATGCTTCCAGCAACCAGGCTCCCAAGGTACAGGGTGGCGACTACCTGGAGCGCATCGTGTATGCCAGCCATCCGTGGGTGGCCTTGTCTGTGAGTCCCGTCTATCGTGCCGTTAAGCTGATAATGGACACGATGGGCGTCATGCCTGTGCAATACAGAAAGAAGGACGTCGGCGGCGGCAACTTCGTGCAAGATATGCGGGGACTTGGCAAGCGCATCAACTATCTGCTTCAGACAGAGCCGAACCCATTGATGACAGCCGACGATATGTGGAAACTGGTGACCTATAACCAGCTGATGCGTGGTAATGGCTTTTTATATATCGAACGAGATGAGTTCGGATTCCCTTATCGGCTCTGGTTTGTTCGACTCGGTGAGTACAATATTGTGACCGGTCGATACAACTTCATTCAGTATTTGTCGGACAAAGGATATGTCGTGCTGACAAATGTGAGCCGCGACGATGTGATGCACTTCCCTAATACCTATCGTTACGATAACGGCTTCTGGGGTATGCCGACCCTGGAATTTGCAAAGGGAGACCTAAGTCTGATAAAGACTCTGAAACAGCAAGAACTCGAAACGGCTGCAAAGGGTGGCCGCGTAAAACTGCTTATTGGTGAGTCGTCAGTTCAGAATGCCGGCTATCAGGCCATCAGCAGCGGCCTATATAAAAAGTCAGAAATGGATGCCTATGCCGACGAGCTTCAGAAAAAGATGTACTCAGGGCACGATGTCCTTGCCATCAGAGGACTTGATAAGGTGCAGAACATCAGCATGACTTCCGCCGAGATGCAAGACGCGGAGAAGATAGGAATATCATACGATGACTGCGCCAGGTATTTCGGAGTCCCGCGTCCTCTGCTGATGCTTGACACAAACAGCCATTACAACGACTACCAAAATGCGACGATGGAGTTCCATACCCGTACCATTCTTCCTGAAAAGTCCGCCCGCGAAAAAGAGATTTTCCGCAAGCTCATCGGATTCAAAGAATACGGCTACAGAGACATCCATATCTGCGAAAAGCCGCTGCTGGCTATGGACCCGGAGCGTCAGGCGAAGGTTGACAGCATGCTTTTGACGAATGGTACCAAGACCATCAACGAGATACGACAAGAGCATGATATGCCCAGCGTAGTCAATGGGGACACTCCGATGGCTTCCGCGAACCTGATGACCGTTGACGCGCTGATTGCAAAGAGCGAGGCAGCGACCACGCTGAAGCCAGGCAACTACACCGTGGCAGAACCCGCCAAGGAGGGTGAGGAAACCGCATGAAGTTAGTATAGCAAACCGCAGCGGTTGAGTATAGTAAACCAAAGTGGAAAAGTATAGTAACCAAAAGAGATAAAGTTATGACACCGAACCCGACAAAAGAAGAAATCGAAGCCCTCGAAAGAGAGATTCATAAGAAACGTAAGCGCGACGTAAGACGCGCAGTAAACCCAGAACGGCAATATGCCGGATAAGTAGTAACAAGTTTTTCAAGATTGAGATATGAAACAGACACGATTTATTCCGATTGAGACTTGTGGCTTGCAGTTACGCGAGCCGCAGGAAGGACAAGAGATGAGCCGCGAAATCGAGGGCCGTCCCATTGTCTTCGGTGTGCGTTCTGTCAACCTTACCCCGTGGTCATCCACTCGTAAGGTGTATGAGATTCTGGAGCCTGGTTGCATCAGCCGCGAACTGTTGCAGAAATCGGACGTGATTCTCAACCTGAACCACTCGAACATGGTGCCCGACGTGCTGGGTCGCTACCGAAACACGGACAAGGACACACTGACGCTGGAACTTCGCGGCGACGGCATCGACTGCCGCTGTGACCTTCCGAAGACTAACAACGCCAACGATGCTCTGGAGCTTATCAAGCGCGGCGACATCAACGGCATGAGCTTCGCCTTCGAGGACGACTACGAGGACACCGAGAACGGCGTATCGTATGAGCGTACCAACGACACCGAGGACGGCAAGGAGGTATGGCTTCGCCATGTGAAGAAAATCACTGGCCTTTATGACGTGGCCATTGTCACACATCCGGCTTACGAGCAGACATCAGTCGGTATGCGCGAGGTGAGCGACCGCATCGACAAGGCGATTGACGAGCAAATCAAGCGCGAGTGCGGAGGCAAGAAGAAGGTCGAGGACGGTGAGGAAACCGACGAGGAGAAAGCAGCCCGCGAAGCAGCAGAACGCGAAGCCAACGGTGGCGAGACAAACGCCGAGAAGGAAGCACGCGAACAGCGCGAAATGGAAGAGCAGGAGCAGCGTTTCCGCGAGCAGCGTGCTATGCGGATGCGGATGCAAGCCCGCCGTCTCAACGACGAGATTATGGAATCACTTAGTTATTAACAATTTTAATATTTCAGCTTTATGAAAGAAATGACAAAAGCACAGATTCAGGAGCGTCAGCTCGAAATCATGAATCGTATGCACGAGATGGAAGAGAATTCTCGTGAGGCAAACAAAGGCGAAATTCTGTTCAACGAGCAGGAGGACGCTCAGTATCGTTCACTTTGCGCCGAGTCCGCTGGTCTCAGTGCCCGTGCCAAGGCTATGGCCAGCGGCGAGGAACTGAAGCAGATTCGTGAGCGTGAGGACAAGGGCAAGCAGCTGCGCGAGCAGATCAAGAAGTGCGGACTGGAAAAGCGTGCCGTGAGCACCACCATCCTTGCAAACCCTGACACCACGAACCCCAGCGACAAGAACACATCCGGCAACCTGGAGGCTGGTGGCTTGATCCCCATCGAGATTCTTCCCATCATCGACACCAAGGTTGCAGGCATTGAGCTGCCCGACGACCTGCTGATGGCTACTGGTGTGACCGGCACACAGGTAGTGCCTTACAGCATCAACGACGTGAAGTTCACTGTTAATGGTGAGGTGACAAAGGTTGCAGAGCAGGCTCTCGACTTTGCCAACATCCAGGCATCTCTCGTTCGTGTCGCTGCCAGCGTTCCCGTCAGCTTCCGTGCTATCGACAACGCAGCCTTCGACATCATCGCCTTCATCACCTTCAAGTTCCAGAAGGGCTGGGCCATGTTCCGCGCTCTGCATGTCTATGCACACGGCGAGTACACCGCTCTCCAGTCGCCCTTTGGCAAGGTCACTCCTATCGAGCTCACCCTGGATGAGAATATCGGTAAGAACCTGGCCAAGGAGATTGCCAAGATGTACGACAAGGGCTTCGAGGGCGACCCCGAAATCATCATGGACAAGGTGACTGAGGTTGACCTGAAGTTCACGAAGCTGATTCCCGGCAGCGTGGGCGAGCGCACCGTCGTCGAGGATGGCCGCTGCGTTGGCTACCGCTACAAGGTATCTCCTTATGTGGACTACGCTATTGGTAGCGACGGTGTTGCTGAGAAGGACGCTACCTACCGCTACATCGCCATCGGTCACTTCGGCTATCTGGCAGAGCAGCAGCATGGTGAGCTCCGCTTCAATATCGACGGCACCAGCTCGGCCAACTTCGACCGTGGCACTGTTGCTATCGGTATGAGCACCGACTACTCTCTGACCGAGTTGTCAGGCAAGGTCAATGGCGGTGACGGCACTCCGCAGGCATTCGCCCTGATTAAGCTCATCGAGCCCGTCAGCTCTAACGTGATTGGCGACTAAACTCTCTCGCGTCTTCTTTTGCATAGTTCCTTATGCAGAGCCAGCGGGTGGCTCCGATGCACAGGCAAAGGCTGTCTGCCCGCTGGCTTTTAAAAGAAGAATTACGAACGAAACATAAATACAAACCTGTTACGAAAGTATTGAATGAGCCTGATAACTGACAAGGTATTCTACAACGCTTTGCGCTCGAATGCTGAACTGATGGCAACGGTGGAAGGCCGCATTGAATCGACTTCCATTCCTGTCCCTGAAGAGCAGCTGTTG